ATTATAATCGTCACTTTCTATACTTGACAACGTACTGGCAATTGCTTCTCTGTGTAGTGGGCTGTTGGGCTTTTCTGATACTTTTATGTACGCATCAATCAGGTGCGCTGCATCAGTCCCGGGCGCCACATGCGCTGCAATGCCCCGGTCGAGTTCTGTCTGTTGGCGCATTAATCTAGATTCAGCTTCTATAAGCGTTTTGATCTCTTCTTCAATCAATTGTTTAAGTTGTAATTTATTCATAGTTTAAGCCCTATACATTCCTGTAAGGCCATAAGCTGCAGTGCTTCCTGGCCATCTGTTTTGTACGCCTTTTCTAGGTTGGTGAGTTTTAGATGCCCAATCTAAATCGGTCGAATACTCATCGTCTGGCTCTAACATCCACTTCTCTACATCGTCTTCATATTTCTCTTCTCGATCATAAAATGGCTTTTCTTCCTCAATAAATTTCGCAATAACATAGATCGCCACTTCAATTGGGTCTACCTCTTCTTTTGCGGGGGGTTGAATATTCGCTTCTAGCGAGCCATAAAGATTCCCGCCTTGCACAGAATCAAAAACAATTACACCTTTCTTAGAAAGAAATTCAAATAATCTACTTTGTGTCGCGTAGATGTGATCTCCCATTTCTTCTTTTGGAAAAGAAACAATTTTAAGCATGTGTGGCAAAATAGCCACATCTATTTCAGGGTGATCAAGTATAACAAAGCTACCATCAAGAGTCTTTCTCATTTTAAGATGTACTGTTGCTTGTGGTAACTTTGGTTCTTCGCCAGGTAGCTGAGCCATTCCTTCTGCCTCTGATGGAGCAATTCTGATGTCAATATCTGGCATTAGTTTAGTATCTCGTTTGCCAAAGTTTGTATCTTTAGCATTTGTGTCAACATTTCTTTATTAAATGGTTTGGTTTTAAATTCCTCAATTATATTTAACACTTTTTTTGTTTTTTCAACCATCGACGGATCAACTTTTACTTCTTCTTGGCTAAGAGATCCTTTAACTAGCTTGTTTAATCGGCCCAGTTCTTCATTTAAAAAGATTTTTAATTGTATACCATTATCATCAAATGAAGTAATATACTTTTGCAAAAACTTTTTTTGTTCTTCCAACAAAGTATCGTTGTATGCTTCATTAAATTTTTTAATAAATGTTTTATAAACTAAATTTGTAACTGGGACTTGTTTTTTTTGGTTGAATTCTTCTTCAGTGAAAGTTAATCTTTTTAATACTTCTTTTTCTAGTAAAACTTTATTTTTAACAGAAACGTTATCATTAAAAATTTGTGAGATTGTGGCAAGGCTTTTATAGTTCGGAACAAAATTAGAAAAAATATCTCTTGATAAGTTCCTATTAATTTTTGATATAAGTTTGCTTTGTTCTATGAATAACTTTTTTTTGTTTATTTTTTTATAAGCAAATTTAGACTCTTGAATTAGTTTTTCTGCTGTATAAAGATCAAGATCTTTAGTCTCTGTTAATGCTTTATAAAGCTCTAGTTCTTTCGCCAATTCCGTACCTGACGTAAAATGCTCTTTAATCACAGATATAATAAAATCATTCCTTTTTGGCTCTTTATTTATTACACTTTTTGCTATTTCACGAACTAAGGTTTCATATAAAAAAGCTGTGTTTCTTTTTTTATTATGTTTTATTTTCCTTTTCATCATTTTTAGAACCTAACTCCAATATTAAATTTTTAATTTCTTGATTTATCTCTAAAATCGAATGCTCTTCTTTATCATAATTAGTTACATTTTCTTCATAAATCGCATTTTTACCTAAACCAAATAATTCAAGGGCTCCCTTATGGAGGTTTCTTTGGGTTGAGCTTCCTACTTCGTCTGCCCACTGTCCCTTATAATGGCGACGTCTTGCTCCCATATCTCTTTTATCATAAGTCACAGGCTTGTACCATTTGCCTTTAGACTTAGATGTAGTAGAAGCAGTTGTCCTGCCAAAAACATCTTCTTTCTTTGTTTTATACCAATCTTCTTCATCGCGTTTTCCCGGTGTTGCAAGGAGGTTGGTTTCTTCTCCTCCTTCTTCTTGCGCAACGGTCTCGCCCTCTCCGGCCTCTTCTTCAGGAGTGCCTGCAGGCAACTCTTCCTCGCCTTCTTCAGGAGGTGCTTCTCCGCCTTCTTCAGGAGGAGCTTCGCCTGGTCCTGCCAAACCCATTGCTCCTGCAGCTTGCTCTGCGGCGCCGGCCATTTGTCCCATCCCAGCTTGTACAACTGTTTCAAGGGCTGTTTGGAATTTGGCATCAAAGAACATGTCTCTTTGAATGCGGATTGCTTCTTCTTCTGATACGTCAAGAATTTTTTCCCAAACCCATCGTTTACTGAAATAACCTTCTGTTGCTGCTCCTGCAGTATCAAACTTCATCCTCCAATGTTCTAGCTCTTGCAACTCCGCTAGTTGCGAAGGATTGTTTAAAGACAAACTAAATGATACTAAATCGTCTGATCTAAACCCAAGTGTGTAAAGATGGACAACTCCAATTTTTTCAAGTTCAGAAATTACTGACCTTTGCAATCTTTGAATAGTTCTCGCAAAACGAATATCTTTTTGTGCTAATGTTGTTTTGTCTTCGTCGGCGCCTTCGCCACGAGAAAGATAAGATTGAGGTACTTTGAGTGCTGAAAATAATTTATCTCTTAGGTATCTAACGTCATCAATATCGCCAGTATAAGTTCCACCTGGGAGCGACTCTACTTTTGTACTTTGCGTGCCTCCGCGAACAGGAATAAAATAATCCTCATCAATACTCATTGGATTGTAGCGTAAATCAACTCGCCCAGTGTCAGCGTCAACTACTTGATTTCTTTTCATTGACGTAATTACTTTTTGCATATATTGTTCAACATCTTCTGGACTAATTCCTCCCACATCAATGTAAAAAACTCTTCTTTCGGGAGAGCGTACAATGCGATAAGACATCATTGCGTCTTCTAGCAAGGTTAATTGGCGCCAGATTCTCCGTGCCGGCTCTAAAACAGAAGTGCCGTATGGAGCATATTTATCATTTCCTAAAATTCTAAAATGTGCCATCTGCCAATTCTCTAAAGTTATGCCACCTGTGTTCCATTGATATTGAACGTAGTTTGGATTTGTTTTATCTTCCCCTTCTAATCTTTCTATTTCTTGCGAGGGCAAACCGATTACATTTGTTATACCAACTTCAGGATTTAAATCTAAATAAAGAAAAAAATCACCGTATTTGCACATTGTTCGACACCATCCGAATAGATTGAACTCAACGTTTAAAATATTATAATATAAGCTTTCTAAAATAGCTTTAATTTCTTCATTTGTACTTTTAATTGCCAACATTTTACGTAAGCTGTTAGATGTCGACATCTCGTCTGCATAAATATCTAGGGCAGAAGCAATTTCTGGGGTGTATTCCATTTGATCAAAATCAACATAGCGCTGATTTCTATTTTGTTGCGACATGATGTTCGCCGACAAATTATCAAATGGATTGTACGATAGTCTTTGAAATTTTTGACCAGCGACGTCTTTAAATCTGCTGCCATATTTATCTAATCTTCTTCTAGAAAGATTCCGAGTAGTTTGAGAACGATAATTAATTAATGGGCCGGAAAAAAGTCTTGTTAGCTTTTTAAATAATGGCCATGATGAATCTTTTGGGTTTCTATTTCTGTTTGCCATGTCTTATCCTTTTAATAACCACAAATGCTCTTCATATTGTTTTTCGGCTGCAGTTCTTTTCTTATCTAAGTCGCGGGCCTTTGATCTTCCAAGCATTCCTGGTATTCTGGTGTCCAAAACGGAGTTGCTTTTCATTATAGCACCTAACATGGCTTTTTTATAGGCTGAATCTCTTTGATTTTCTATAATTGCAGTGTCTCTTACCCAACATCCTATCGCACATGCCATAATTAAATCATCATTATATCCTCTTTGGGCTTCTGGCCGGCCGTTATTCCAGATAAAGATGTCTAATTCGGATCTAAGCCTTGACGAATAAATTGTTATAATCTTATTCCTTATAAATTCTTCAAATTTAGCTACTAAGAGAGGCCGAGTTTTAAGAGAGGTCGTGAACCCAGCAACTGTCCCACTTCTAGATTCTGCTGTTAATTGATCAACATATTCATGAGTAGATTTAACTGAGAAGTAAATATTTGGATACGTCTTTTCTACTAGTTTATCTAAAACAGTATAGCCAACAGAATTATTTTCTACAACAACCATACAGTCTCCATACTCGTGACCTGCATTGGAAACTATTTCAGAAAACA